ACGCAGGAGGAGCAGCAGACGGACGGCCTGCAAATCCACCAAGGATGCTTCCCGCTGCCTGTAGGCCTGCTCCGGCAACTCCTGCTCGAGCATTGGCAGATGCTATGCTCGCATTAAGTGCAGCATTGTAGTTACCAGCGGCCAGACTGCCAGCATAGGCTGACTCTGGGTTGAAGACCTGCTGCGGAGCCATTCCTTGACCTTGTGCAGCGAGGCCTTGACCAGCAGCGATACCCACTCCGGGTCTACCGAGAATAGCCATGAACGGATCTGCAGCAGTGGCTGCGTTTAAGCCTACCATCTGCTGTGCGAAGGCCTGCCGCCGTCTCTGTAGCTGCTCAGCCTGCAGACCCTTGACAAGGGATTCCTGACTGATGTCTGACACGCCAAAACCCATTCCACGAGCAGCCTGAGCCCCTCGGACCTGCTGCTCAAGCTCTCTGGCCATAGATGGAGGCAGAGATGCTCCTGCAGCCAGTTCCTGCTGTGCCTGCCTGTTCAACTCTGACATCAACGCAGCCTGCTCAGGATTGGCCTGCCTGAAGGCCTCAGTGGCCCTCTGACCGAGTCTCTCGACTGCAGCGATGTCTCCTTCTCGAGTTACATCAAGGCCAGCCACATCGGCTCTGGCGAGCCCGGGCATAATGTCTTGTTGATACAGCTCAAGTAAACCGGGCTGACCTTCGCTTCCGCGCATGAGATCCCTCAAGACCTGCAGGTTCAGGCGGGCCTCTGCTGGCCTGCCATATTCCTGACTGGCTTCAGCAGCAAACAGGTCAGGGGCCAAATCTATTTGAGCCTCTAGTGTCTCGCGTGTCTCCTTGCCATAATCCCGAGGCGGAGGTGCCTCTGCGCTATACATTCCCATGGTAGTTGTCTTGTTGGTATTCTCTGTGCAATTGGCTAAACTCTCTCATCGCATTCCACCCGCCACATAGGTAGACGACTGCGAAGATCACCTCGTGGTAGTGGCTTTTCAAAACATCCGAATGGACTCTCTTGACCTCGTCCTCGGACTGCTCCCATCTGTTCGCATCGAGCCACGCACTGCAGCTCACAATTATTATTGGCATGAGGAAGTTACTGTGGGCCTGATAAAACGGGTTGGAGCTCAGCTCCAGCATCCACTTCAACTCAGCCTCAATAAGCTTCTCATCAGACTCCACCTTCCCGAGGTCGATCATGTCGTCAATGTCATGTGACCTCTCGGCAAACATTTGAACAAAGTCCCACGCTTTCTCGTTGTTATGAGTCAGCCTTAGGAAGTCGCTCTTTATGGAGTAGTCAAAATTCATCGGTGACCAATAAGTTCAAAGTAGGCCTTGTCCCCGTTACCTGCTGCATGCCCACTACGCATCACCCATCTTAACTTAATGATTCCACTCTCAAGCCTTGGCACTTTAATCAATGATCGAGAAAACTCAGTGCGATCTACTGCGCTGACTTGATGACTCCATTTCGTGATCAGTGGGATATACTTTGAGCCATCATAGACCCCGAGAGAAACGTGGCTTCCCTCTACGGGGAGCAGTTCGACAGAGATCAAAAGCTCGTTAACATCTGTGTCGAAGTCGCTGATCCCGGAAGAGTATGCTGCGTTGATAGCGACAGTATTGATGCTGAAGTCAGAATAAAATCCATCGTTCAGGCCAGATGCGCCTCCACCTACAATAGCAGTGGTGTAATCGATCCCGCTAAGTCTCCAGTCAGACCAAATCGATGATTGAGATGTCGCAGGTGGACTTTCAGCAATTACAACACCATCACTTGACCAAGTTGATGAAGTTGAGAATGTGCTTTTACCAACGGTGTCGTGCAGCTTGTATGAGTTGCTTGTCTGCGACTGCCATGAAGCGACTCCGCCAGAAGCGACAATGATCTGATTGTCTAGGCCAGCGGATATTTGATCGACTGTAATCGTCCCAACGCCTGCCTGAGCTGACCACTCTGGGTTCGCTCCAGCCCCTTTAGTCTTCAGGAACTGTCCGTCAGTCCCCGGGGATAGCTTCACGAGATCGCCGTCCGCATTATAATACAATAGCTGACCATGAGTCCCCGCCTCTAGCTTTGTCAGACTGAGATTGTGATCATTGATCTTGCTGTTTATGTTGATCCCCTGCTCGAGTTTGACAGTAGTCACAGATCCGTCTGCTATCTGCGCGGAGCTGACAGAACCTTCCAAAGTGATGGCAGGGGCTCCAAGCAGGTTAAGCTTCGGGTATGTGATCTTCTCGCCTTCAGAGAAGGTGTATCCTTTTCCAACTACAACTGAGAGTGCCATAATATTATGCGCTGATGATTCTGTGACCGGATGCGGACATGTAGAATTTGAGTGGTGTATAACTCACCGTGGCAACAGTTGTGATCGACTGCTTGACTGCCACATAAACGTAGTCATTTGTGTCCAACTCCACGTGCCCAATAAGTGAGATGTTTTCATTGCTCCCGTTGCTGGGGTGATGGTGTATCTGCTCGGTCGCTGTGATCTGAGAACTTGTCCCCGCATCACTATCATACTTAAACAGGCTGGCCAACACGCTCACATTGGACCCGTTTGTTGATCCTGAAAACGAAACTTGAATCTCGGCATCGATGGCTATGTCACCCGTATATCGGAGTTGACCGTTCGACGGCATGTCGAACTCAGTCATGTTTGACTGAGTGGCAGTTGTCACCAAAAGTGCTGCATAGGGGTCGCCGCTATTGACTGCTGTCGCTGACCCGGATGATGCAGCAATAGCCCCGAATGGATTGAGATCGTGCTCGGTGACGTGCTGTGGGTACCAGTTACCCGCTGTGTCGCTCACGATCGTCAACGTCTCGCCAGCACTAACTCGGACATCACCAAGCCCAGCAGGGCCCCAGCTTGAGCTTTGAATTGTTATGAAGCTCGATGTGGCGTTGATTATGTTTTTGACGGTGATGTATCCAGAGGCAGGAACAGGCAACGTGAACTCGATTCCGCTGCTTATTATGTTGTAAAGCTTCGTGTCGGACACAGTGTTGCTGCTTGTGTCATTGAAAGATTGTCGGAAAGTGTGAGGCTCGTTAAGAGAAATCTCCGGGTTGGCCGATCCGTCTCCGTTGGCTACTGTCAGCCCAGTCGTTCCGACAATAGACCTGACACTAGCGTTCCCGCTTCCGTCGATTGACAGAAGCCCAGCCGTTCCACTGAGCTCGTCAATGGATCTGATGGTTCCCTCCGCATAGTTTAGCTGCTCTAGTGCGGTTATGAATTCTGTTCTGGTAGTAGTCGTCGATGAGACTGGCCCGTTGACTGCGTCTACTACAAAGTTTGGTGTGTCGTCTGGCATATTACCAAGTTCCTGAGTGTGTTCCTTCTCGTCTCTGACCAACAGTCGAACCAGAGGTCACGCTATGAAGCCTGACTCTGCCATTGATCCCTTCAATCTTGACCTGAAAATAGGCTCCCCTTCGGTCTACCCGCAGCTTGTGAGTCCAATACTGGTACAGATCAAGCTGTGTCCCAGAAGAACCAAGGACAGTCCCCGGGTCCGCACTGTCACTGTCCAGAATGACCGAGTAGTCCTCGCGGCCCGGGTTCTCGTGGGTGTCGTCGAGGTTTTGAATGTTCCAGTCACTGATCCCAAAAGTCATGTATTTCGTTCGTTCAGGAAATGTGTAGCTTGTGTTATCCACAATAACTGTTTCCTCCTTCACTCCATCCACGATCCCTGTCACTCTGTATTCCGGGTCCCACGTGCTTATGAACATCTGGGCCTGCTGGAATCTTCGTCGATTGCCTGCCTCGAAACCATAACCACGCGTCTTGATCAGGAATGCTATAGGTCGGTCTTCAACTTCGATGTTTTCCGAGCACAGCACTTGGAGGTATGGATCAGTGTTCCCATAAGTGTCTCTGACGTTGATCAGGATCGGTGAGCCGCTCACGAAGCGAATGCCGCAGCCATTGTCTGAATCGTTTGTGTCACCACTATCCCAACCGTCATCGGTGTAGCCCGTGAAAAGGTTGGCCCCAGCGATCTCGCAGTGATCAGCCTGTTGTTCGTCTCCGACACCCCAAAGCCATCCGCTCTCGGGGTCATTTGTATTGACTGTGAGCGGCTCGACTATGTTGAACCCGCCGTCGATTATCTCTGCATCATTGTCGTCAACCAGTTCCCTGCGTCGAGTGGCCGTGATAGTTGTTCCATCGTTTACCTGAACCGTTGTTCCATCACTCACGTGACCCTTGACCATCAGGTCGCATGTGTAGGTCCCCTGAACGATAGGTCTGCCCTCCAACTCTCCATACTCATACAGCCCAACTACACCATCGTAGTCCACGTAGTAGAGGTGCTCGGCCCCCTGAAAGTCGGCCACAAAAAAGTATTTGATCTTGATGGCATCACCCTGATCGTATCCAGCCCACGCTCCATTTATAAAATCGTAAACAAGGACAGCATTGTTCTGCTTGCCTCCATCGATCGGGACAGACAGATAATATCTGTTCCGCCAGTAGGCCGCTGATGCCGTGTCTTTGGCTACACTGAAGTCGATCCGGTCAATGATTGGCTGCACAGGTGTGCTCTGTGGTTCTGAGACGCCCTGTAGCTTGTTTTGTTCGGTCAGTGCAAGGCTAACTACTCCTCTCTGCGAAAGGAACCACAGATCACTTCCTGCGCTTGCAACCGATCTCGCCCCCACAATGCCATACTCAGTCGTGACCTGATCAAGGACTGCGTTGGTCTCCCAATCGCCAACAAGGTTTGATACAGTGTAGATACTGGTGTCTTTGAATATGACAACAGTCTGGTCGTTCCACTTATACAGGCGGCGAATGTTGTCCGAGTCACCCTGATTGATTTTAAAATTATTGAACACGTCATAGTCTGTGTATGACAGGATGTCTGACACAGCGACATGATCTGACTTATACCCACCAGAAGGTTTGTGAGGCACTAACAAGCGATTCTGGAAGAAGAGTGTTGAGCTTGAATTCGGGATGTTGTTGAGGCCGCTCGCTGAAGGAGGAGCCTCTACAAACCCTTCATCGATGGACGACATGATGAGCTGAGACTCATCAGGTCCACGCGATAGAATGACTTTGTCAAATGCCTGCGTGAACCAGTAATTGCTTTGGTATGTGTTGGCGGGAGGTGAGAGCTGAACGCTGCACGGTAGTGGGGCTAGGTTGTTGCCGTATCGGGCTCTGTATATCTTTGGTGCATCCCCCTCGACGCTGGCTACGATCAGAATCCAGTCGGCCCCGTTTGGATCATTCCAGACTCCAATTCCGTAAACATTCCCGAGGTTCGCGCTGATCTGTCTGCCCCAGTTGATGTCGCCACCATCCCAGTTTATCGGCCACTCAAAGCCATATCGATTGAACCACGCCAAAGGCATGACGCCTCGTCTGGGCTCTGCCACACCGTATCTAAACCTAGCGTTGATCGCCTCAGAAACCATGCCCGGGGGAAGCATGTGAGGCTGCTGCCTCATGTCTACACCCACGAAACCATTATCGCCCGCCGTGATAGGCTGGTCATCGTTCTGCGTGTAGTTTCTGTGCTCTCTCATTGATAAAATCCGACCTTGCTCAGGAGCGCATCGAGAATCTTGTTGCTGTTTGCCCAGCTAAATCTCATGCCCCTCTCTGAAGCCTTAATAGCTTTCTCGACCCCGCCACTGTTATACACCTCTCTCATCCTGCTGACTAGACTGTCTGGATCAGGGACAGCCCATAGGCCGCCGTTCGCATAATGAGCCTCAGCCTGCTTCAGCTTGTAGTCCACCGGGTAGCCAACAGTCTCATCGAAAAACTCTGTTATACCACCGAATGGAACAGCGATCACTGGTCTGCCAGTCGCCATCGCTTCGTGCTGCATTAGACCCCAACCTTCGCCCTTGCTCGCGCTGACAAAGCAGTCAAGACTGGCATACCAGTCAGACAGATCACGCCTTGTCCAGAACTGTCTCAAGACCTGTATGCGATCATCATCAACCTCCAGATCTGGATCGTCAGGGAAGCATTTAACAACCAGCCTGACATCCTTGACTCGCTTCGGGAAAGCCTTCTTCCATGCACTCAGAACGTCTTCAAATCCCTTCCTGCAGCCACCTGCTACAGTCCTGCCCGCTGCTCCAAAAACAAACTCGGATCTCTTCTGTTTTGGCCTGTAGTGAAACACATCAGTGTCGATCCCCATGGGCACTTTACCCATCGTTCTCTTCACACCCTGAGCGTTGAACAGGCACAGATTGAAGTCACTTGGAACAACAATTAGATCAGCCTGATTCAGATTGAGAACCGCCTCTTTATGAAGCTGGGTGGTTTCCCACATAGTATTATACACCACCCGCTTCTCGCCTGACAGACCATAGGACGGGCAGTGTACAACCATCTCCCAGTCCTCTCGCTGCTGTTTATGCACAATAGACTCCAATACCACTCTTGGGATCGGAGCCTTGCCTCTCTCGCTGCTGATGGGCCAGCAGTTAATGTCTCGGCCCAACTCTGTCAGACCCTCTATGACGCGAATGAGATGCAGCGAGTAGCTGCTATACCCATCCACCACGCCTCGTATCACACCTCGATTAGACCTCATCCAGTCATTATAGAATTCGATCAGATCCTGTTAAGAATATTTTCGATAATGTTTTTGGTGCCAGAGGTTCTTTGTTCACGTATGACTGACTCCTTCACGCTCTGAGCCTTCGTAGCATCAAGCTGCTTCAGCTCCCGTTTGAAGGTCTGGGCAGCGGAAACCCCGCTGACTGCTGCTTTCTTCCATTGTCTACCACGAATGTGTGCTCCTACACCGAGAGCTGCGATCAGAGCGTTGGCTGCTAACCCTGCCCATGGAAACGGAGCAACATCCCCGGCTAACTGTATGCCTCCCCTGATCGAAGGGTTAAGCACCCAGCCGTTTGTCGAGACGACTGGGTAGTTGTCGCTGGGGGTAGAAACGATGTTGGTCGTCACGACCGGATCGTAGATAGCATTGCCCAGCGAATCGAGCTGCTTGCACCCAGTCACCATTACGGTCAATACTGCAACACACAGTAGTTTCATTTTGAGAGTAGCTGTCGGATTTTGAGACTGATGTAGATCAAAGAGGCTACGCTGATCGCAAGCTGCAAAACCACGTCGATGTTGACGGCCCAATTGAGCAGTCCAGCAACGGCTGCAAATCCCACTTTCAGATCATCAATGTTCACTTTTTGCCCTTGCGTTTTTGTTTTGTACGAGCCTTTTTCGCAGCAGCTTTCCCTGCTTTCGTATACGGATAATGTTTAGATCCAACCTTCGGCATAATATTTACCATTTCACTTTGTCTGACCAGTAGGCAGCACTCATTTTTCCCCTAGAGATATTTTTTGCGTGACGAGCTTTGAAAGACTTTCGACGCGCCTTTTCGCTGGCGGTCTTTGGCGACTTCCCAGCTCCCGACACACCCTGCTGACCGAAGCGAATGAGTTTGACTTGATCACCCGACTTAGCCAGCACAGCGTGTGACTTCTTCGGGTGAGATGGAGTTCGCTTGGGCTTGTTATAACCCTGAAACTTTTCGCCGGATCGCTCGACAGTCATATGCTATTCGACTATTGCAGCATCATCGACTGGCTCATCGTCTGGTGCATCAGCAGGTGCAGCATCATCGACTGGCTCATCCGCAGGCACAACAGCAGCGTCAAATCCAGCCAGAATATCATCGACCGAATCCATCGCGATTTGGTTGGCCGCATTGTATGCAGCGACCGCACCAGATACTTGCATAAGCACAACTTCGGTGTTGGCACGGTTGACTGGTTCACTCAATTCCTCCCGTGCGTTCAGCAGAGACTTCGCTTTGCTGAGCAGTTGAAGGATGGTGGACTTGCCGTTGTCAGCAGCAAGTTGTGCGTCAAGGCCAGCGATTTGGCTTCTTAAGTAATTGATTTTTGGGTCCATAGTTTAAATTATTGAATTTGGTAAGTGCCTGAGAAACGTAGGTTACTTGTTGCCGTAAAATTAGCCTCCGTCAGCAGCGTTGAACCTGTTGCACCAGTGTCATAAAGGTTGACTTTAACGTTGTTTTTTTGCACGAGGGCAGTAACTGAAGCAGTCAACCCACTCATATTCGACACCAATCCAATCGACCACGTTTGCAGATTGTTTGTGGTGTTTCTGGCAGTGAACGGCAACCCCGATATTGCAGCTGTGCCAGTGTCTGAACCCACTGCTGTTAAAGTAACTAAGCCCGTCACATATACAATATTACCAATCCTCGTATAGTAACCCTCCTGTGCGCCGTAAGTAATTCCAGTAGAACCATTTCCAAAACTTATAGTAGGAGTCCAAGTTCCAGTTTTATATACAGGAAACTCGCGCCCTACTAAGCTTGGTAAATTGGCTGATGTGCCTACAAAAGCGTTGTCACTTATGTCGTATATCTTGCCAGTAGAATTGTCATAATTCTCTGCGCGGAAGTCTGCTAGGGTTCCGATTTCGGTGACGGTTAAGTCTGCTAGATACAGAATATCATCGCTTCCAGCATCTGCGAAAGTAGAGGCAGCTCCGTCGAGCATAGCAACCACCATGCTGTTTCCGTTAGAGACAAACTCAAACTCTAAAGGCACCCATGTGTCAGGCGTTATAGATTGTTCTTGTTGGACACTCCCACTGCTTTGGTAAACCCGAAACCCATCCGCATTTGAGTTTGACGACGGAGTGTAACCAAAACACTTTAGACGTAGCCGTTTCCCAGCCGTTCCCGCCGCACCAAGAAATGTGGCATAATGCAACACACTAGATGCCGTGTTAACGGTCAGCTTGAGGATGTTGGACTTACCGCCAATTGGACCAGCTTCATCTGCGTCAGTTAGATTAACACCAGCAAACTCCCCACTTGGTGTTGAGTCTTGTGTGAACACCCCACCTAATGCCCCAGCCCACTGATCTGCTACACCCAGCTGCCCCGCGCGAAACAGCGTTTCAATTTCTGTTGCTGAAAGCTCGCGGTTGTGGATGGTGACCTGTTTTATTGCGCCGTCCGAGTATACACTCCCAAATCTCCCAAGATAGACAGGCTGAGTGGTGTTCGACATACCTGCATAGGTGCCTGTCTCTAATTTGCTAGACGGCACTAAAGCCCCGTTGACATATAAAGTAGCGTCCGCGGCCGAAAACGCTACATCCGAATTCGGTCCAGCACCAGCATAAGTCGCTGCAACATGTATCCACTGACCTTCATAAGACGTTAAAGCGGTGTCACTTAAAACACTAACATTGTTGCCGCTACTCGTGTTCAAGAAAAAACGCAGGTTATCGGTGTTATTAACAGCGAAAAACCATTCGCTCACAGAGCCTGACGCGTATTTTGACGCTATCGTAAAGTTCGTCGCGTCCGTCATATTTATCCAGCCACTTATAGTGAAAGGCAAATCGTTGCAGTCCTTCACTCTCCACACTGACCCGTCATAATAAACAACCTGCCCCGCTGTTACAGACGAACCATTGATAATGCTGAGAGTTGATCCACCCTGCACCACTGTGCCGTCAGCATCAATTTTGTAGTGGTCGTTCAGAGTCCCTGTCCCGTCCGTTAATGCTGGAGTATTATCCTCTGGTGACCAAGTGCCTGCTGTAGTTTTTCCAAACTCTGTCAGGGTAGAAAATGTTAGCTTATCATCGTCAGCCACCGTCAAGTATGAGGAACTCCCGTTGAAATACATCGACGGTGCCGTGGTCTTCAGTGCATTGGATTCCGCGATCTCGTCGCTGGAGTCAACCTCCAAGGTAGTGCGACCATCGGCTGCTGTTGCTGATCCGTCTAAGACATTGGCAACTGAGTCGATTTTGTACCAAGTCGCACCGTCATATTTTACAACGTCACCTACGGTGTAGGCGATGGACCCTGACCCCAGATCTTGGGACCCTGCAACGGTCACATCATAATAGTCACCAGCGGTGCCTGCTCCATCAGCAAGTGCAGGTGAGTTGCTGCTGGCATTCCACTCCCCTTTTGGCGTGTCACCGGAGGTGGGCAGGTAAGTGGCGTCGATTTTGTTGACCCCATTGAGCGGGGCTAATTTGTACGTAGAAGGAGCCGCTACGTAAGCGTCTGCGGTGTCTTGACGAAAGTTATCACGGGTGATTTTCTGGGTCCCGTTAGAAGATCCGTCTATAACTATGTTTGCGTCACTCGCGACAGTTGTTGCTGTTTTTGAGAGGTCTTTAATTCTTGTGGTGGCCATATTTATTCAGGGTCAGGGGCTTCAAGCTGAAGCGTTAAAATGTATTCATTATCGTCTGTGAACAGGAAGCGGCCGCTGTCATCGACAAGCAGTGTCGCTTCGGTGACATTGTCTCCGCCTGCGCTGACAACTGTTGGTAAACCTATACCGAATCCGATCATTATACATCGTATGCTGTGATTTCTCCAGTTGTCACTGTGATCGACGTTGCCCTGCAGCAACGCCAGTAGGACCCGGCCTGCATGTTCACGTTCGTGATTGTGCCTAGCCCTCCCGAAGTGACACTCCCAAGGACTGTCGCTGCGTGAGCGTAGATCCAGCTAAAGTTTCCAGCAATGGTTCCCGCTCCGTTTTGGTATGTTCCGCTGTCAGACCCTAAGGTCCCGTCTTCACCTACACGCACCGTGCGGTATTCATTGTTCTGGTCTACGCCAGTGATTAAGGATGCTCCTGCCATAATTAATATCCTGCTACCTGTATTCGGGTTGTTTGTCCCTGCTGTGTGTGAAGCTTTAAGAGCTCGTGATCTAAAACGTCTCTAGCATCTGCCTCTGCTACTCTGGCTCGGTCAAGCTCACCGTTGTGCCTGAGATAATCCGAGTAAGAGCCTCGCACTAAATAGTCGAAGAAGATTACCGGGATCGAAACTAGATCCCAGTAGCTCGGCTGATCTGTTGGGCTGTTGCTGCCAGCAGCCACTGGCTGGTTGGCGGTATAAAATTGTCCCTGAGTGTTGTCGTAAACCTGATCACCAACTGCATACGAACTGGAGCCGCTATACAGGTTCCCTGTCAGGGCTGGTGGTGATTTACGAAACCAGATCCACACTGTAGCGTTTGACTCTGCGATCTGGATTCCGTTCTCACTGAGGTACCATGTCAGGTCGTCCTGATTCTGGTTCGATTTCGGTGATTTGTTCCAGACAGAGAAAACTTCTCCTATTTCAGTCTGCCCTGATTGTTTGAGGTCAATGTAGTTTCCCTCATCGTCTCCTGTCTGGGTGACCGTTCTGGACTCTGTTACTGTGACCTCTGGCCACTTGGCCGCCTGCCACGCAAACTTGATCCGCCTGCTTGTGAAGTCTCTGAAAAGGTTCCACTCCAGCGTTGGCAGAGTGGCCCTGTCTATCCCAGCCAGATTCAATATCTGACTGAGCACTTGATTATAATTGAGCGGATCACGAGCCATAGCCGACTTGTATTTTTCCAGTGCCGCCGCTTTTGACTTTTAAGTCAGGGTTTTTGTCAGCAATGTATTTTCGGAAGCTGGGATCTTTCCAGATCTCCTTCCCTTCCTTCCTGACCCACTCCTGATAGACCTTATTGTCTACCTCCATGGTGGCTCGACCAATTCCGTCAACGCTTCTGCGAGACTGGTTGTCTCTGGCGAGTTCGCGCTGACGTTGTTCTGCTCTAGCCAAAATCTCCTCGCGGGAGCTATTGTATTTGTTCGCTAGAGCCTCCTTCACTGCCTCGGTGTAGTCTGACATATATATTTAAAGTTTTACCCGGGGTGGAGTGGGCCACAGAGTGACCCACTCGGTCCCGAGGTGCGAATTGCTGGGGTCGACCAGCAAAGTGTTAGGTGATCGATTAAGGATTGAACTGAGCCAATCCGATTGGGTTGCGGACCTGAAGAGCTGCGCGAGCTTCGATCAAGAACCGCTCACCACCACCACGATCTTCAAATTTCTCGACGGCTGGGTTCTTGTTGATCCGCAAGTCGATTTTGTCCATGTCCAACAGGTAACCACGACCAACGTCCTGAGCGGTCCCTGCAGCATTGTAGCCGATGAAATTATCAGCGATGACCTCTACAGTTCCGAAGTCTCCCTCGAAGATAGTGGTGCTGTTGCTGACCTTCTTCGCGTCACCAGAAAAATCGAAATTGCGGGAGCTGTATCCAGCAGTTGCGATGGTTCGCGTGAAATCGGTGAATGCTCGCCGCAGGGTAGCGTCACAGAGCAGTTTGTAGTCACCCATCATCCCTGTTGATGACCAGATGGTCTGCAGGAGGGACTGGATACTGGTCTCGGTCAGAGACGAAGTAGCTGTGGTGATATACTGACCTGCCGCAGGGCGATAGGCAGCAGGAACCTGATGAGACGTTTGAACTGAAATGTTGGCGGTATTACGAATCCACACGCCAAGGCCGCGCAGCAGGTATGGGTCACTGCCATCATCGGCCTGATGCTCTTGATCGGACAAACATGTTGCTTCCATGTCGCGAAGAAGTTCAACGCCTTTCTTGGCGATTGCTTCGGCGATTTCATCGGACACACCTGCCACGTCTGACACCTCTTGTGCGAGGCGGGAGACCTGTGCGGTGCGGCGGAATGTCTGCAGATAAGAGCTCAACAGGGCTCGGTTCGCAGCATGGTTCTCGTAACTTGAGACATCGGAGCCGTCAACAGTTCCGCCCAGCGATGGGGCGTCATATATGTCAACTGGCCACTCGATGTATGTGTTCCGGGGAGTAGCCCCTTTATTGACCAAAGTCATGAAGGGCGTTGCCTTCTCATCGACTCGTGTGAGCAGATCAAGCAAGTCTTCGCGCTTGCCAATCTGATTGATTTCAAATAATCCTGCCATATCAGTTTTTTCGTTAGTTTATCATCGCAGCTTTAATAAAATCCTTTAGTCCACTTCTTGATCCGGTTTTGAAGACATCCGATTTAGCCTTTTCAATTCGTCTCGCAGAGTCCGATAATTCGGTCTTCTGAGACGATGGGGCTCCGGGCTGACGTGTGGGTTCAGGGGTTCTCGGTTTGGTCGCTGGCTTTTTCTGAGCCTGCTCTTGTTCGATGTAAAAACCGACTAGAGCTCTGGCCAAATAGAGATCGACATCTGGGAGGTTTCTGATCCCGGGATTCGATTCTTTAACCTGTTCCACCCACGCTCGAGCTGGACTTTCTTCATCCCTCAGCCAAGGATATTTTGTTGCTGCAAACTCGAAGCTGCGTGCGTTCTGTTGAATCTGTTTTCTCCGTTTCGGAATGTCAGACTCACGTGAGAACTCAGCATTAAGGGCTAAATCCTCCAGCCAAGCCTCAGGATCTTCGGGGGTGGAATCGATTCGTTTTTCGATCTCCCTCTCGACCTGATCAGGATCTCTCCTGTATCTGGCTAGTGCTCGTTTGGCCCACCTCTCAGCCGAGAGGGCTTCGTCCTCCAGTCGGTCAAGGTCATCTTCACTTCTGGCCTGCATGACCAGATCGGAGATGTTCGACTCACTGTCAGTTTGCTGCAGTTTTTTCGATTCCAGTTGTAGCGTTTTCTGGCTCTCTTCTAATGCCAGTAGCCGCTCCTCCAGCTCCTTCTTTTGAGCTGTCAGACGGTTAATACGCTTCTGATACCCATTGTGCTCAGATTCCGTCTCCTCCTGACTTTCCTCAACTTCTGGCTGCGCTTCAGGCTGAGTTTCGTCAGGAACTTGTGGTTCCTCTGTCTCAGGCAGCGTCTCGGTCTGGGGGCTCAAGCTGTCTTTGAGCGCATTACGGAGCGCGTCCATGCCGCCAACTACAATTTCTTCCTCCGAGGGCTGGCTGGCCTCGGCTGTTTCGGTTTGTTCTGACATGCTGTTTTACGGCTGCAGGTGGCCGGACAGAGCGTTTTTCGTTCGCTCAGACAACGGTTTTTGTTGGCCTCGGGAGCCTGTCGAAAGTTAGACTTACCTAACATTGTTTGTCAAGCCTGCCTAGTAAGCAAAAATAATTGAAAATAATTGTTGAAATGATACGCATGAGAGCGTATATGTTTTGGTGTCGGGCGGGAAACCGCCCCACAAATTAGAAATCAAACTAAATTAGAAAGAAGCGTATATGATTAATTCCGAGGTCATTACAATCACTCCAGAACAAGCCAAGCTTTTTCTGGCACACAACACCGAGAATCGCAGGTTAAGCAAGAGCCGTGTTAAAAAATATGTAAGAGACATACAGGCTGATCTCTGGAAACTGAATGGCGAAAGCATTAAAATGTCAGATCGAGGCGTTATTCTGGACGGCCAACATCGATTGGAAGCTATTGTTCTGGGTAACAAACCAGTCGAGACTGTGTTTATCTCCGGTATCCCGCACGATCATGGCGTGTTTGAAACAATTGATGCAGGTGCCCCGAGAAGTGCGTCGGACGCAATGAGGTTGGATGGCATGAAGTATACTACACTGATTCCTGCGATAGTCCGAGCTGTCGCCGATTATGACTCAGGAAGGTCTTGGGATCGATCAATGAGTCATGTTGAGGTCAAATCAATCATTGACAGTGATTACGAGAATCTTGCCAATGCAGCAAAGGCGGCGGAGGAAATGAAGCATGTGGTTCTCCCGAGCGTGTGGGGTGCGTTCTTCTATATGGCTTCGAGAAGGTGGCCAGAATCGACTATTAACTTCCACAAACAAGCCAGTCAGATGGTCAGCATCTGCTCGGGATCGCCAGTGCTCGCACTCAATAAGGCATTATCGCAGTTACCCGGAAAAACTAGAACTGACAAGATTAGTATTATCGAGAGATGCATTGTCGCGTTCAATTCGTATCTTCAGGGTCAGCAATTAGCCAAGATCAGATTGAGCAAAAAACGTGCACAGATTTTGAAATGAACAATGACATACCAAAAGTCAGCGAAGCCGAAGAAGGCTTTTCTGGCTATATAAACCACGAACAATGGCATCGCGCCTTCCGACTATTTTGGAAGAAGCGAGGAATCACTGAGTATACATTTAACGGACAGGCTAATAATGAACGAGACACTACAGACACTACTGAAAACCTTTGAGGATTTGCTTTCGCTACCGGAGCAAGTCTCAAAACTGAGGCAATCACATGCGGCGAGCTTGCAGACTTTGCAGGCGCAGGTTGATCAGCTTCAGACCCCGAGAACAGCACCTACGGGTTTGATGCGCTATCACTATGAACTGGACCCCAAAGATCCTGACGGCAGTTGGGATCGCATCGTGAAGGAAGGCCAAGCGGAGCAGAGGAAAGACTTCTTGGAGGGAGAGGCATACTGGACGAGCAAGCAGGGGAAATCCCCATCGGGTTACGGGTGGTTTGGGTCTGTGTCCATGCCAGTTATCACGCTTGTGGCGACAGCACCGGAGTATAACTTCAGGCGCACAAAACGACTCCCCGGTAGGTTCAGACTGTGGTCACCTACGAGGTGGGGAAGTACCTTGCGGTTCCACTGTGATGAGGGTCCGACTCTGCGTGACAACTGGACAAACTCTGAGGGGATAGCCTACGGGTTCAAGACCAATGCACCGATTGGGATCTACGTGGAACCTACCACGTATGTGGACGATCAGTTCCACGTAAGACCTTTTGAGCAGTCTATTGAGAACTGTCTTCTTGTCGCTCACAACGGCACTCTGCCGATATATCTGGCCGACAATCAGGATCGGTTTTGGATCAGGGACTGCAATATCCAACAGCACCAAGGCGCACAGGTTGGGATCAAGCATGGGCCACCTATCGAGACGAGCAGCCTCCGACAGGCACCCATGGCCAATGTGTATCTGGCAGATCCGAAGTTCATCGATTTGCAGATGGAGGGCCCACACAACGCACAGCGGCCACAGACTGCGATCTTCGCGGCTGGAAACAACATCCACATGCGGGGCTTGAACCTGTATGGCTGGCTACAGGGTCCGTATCTCCATGGAGGCATGAACCGCTACGTGCAGGTGCAGGTCCACAAGTCCAATACCCATGATGGAAGACAGCCACTGCCTCTGCACGAGGTGTGCGGGGTGACACTGAACAAATACCTGCCCGGAGAGGTAGCTGATTGTGTGGGTGCGGGTGTGGCGAAGTATGTCCCGGCTGCGTATGTGGCACCCTCTACCCTCGGAACGCACAGGAAGGGGGAAGGTTTGTATGGAGGCTGAGGAGAACTTTTTAAAACAGAAATCTGTTTACTCAGGCATCACATTACAAGCTGAGGTTTTACGTGGAGGTCAGAACCAATGACGGTATCCATCCACATTGAATACACGGGTGTAAACGTGTATAAATGGGACCATGAAAACAAAACACTGCTGGAGAATGCGATTGAGGAGGTTGAACAATGATATCACACACGTGGCGAGGAAATAATACCGACGGCAACCAAGACGCACTGGTGCATAAACTGGATGACATCGGCTTAAGTGAGGCGGCAGAATTAATCTGCGACCTAGACGAAAAGCTTACCAAGGCACTTGAGAAGTTGCAGGTGGCTGAGGATTTGCTTAACGAGAGGGATTAACATGGAACCACTAACAATATTTGCATCAGGTCTGGCACTGGGAACGGTGCTGGGGATTATCATTTCAATGTTTATTGAATGAAAACTATGAAGACACAAGAAAACAAATGTAAACCAGCCTCACTGCTGGAGATCGATGACAGCTACGTGCAGGCCACATGGCGTCACCCACAAGCATCTACCGAAATCATCGGGATCTACCGACTCAACCCAGACGAGGTAAGTTGGTCCCTATCACAGCCCATACGTGGGCCGTGGAGTGTGATTAGAGACGGTAAGGTGGTCAATGACCATACCAACTACACAGAGGCTTACAACGCCGCCTCAGTGCATGCCATGGCTCTATTCGAGCTACTCAATAACCAAGGCCCATCCGCAGTCAAGCAGGCATGGGCAGTGGACGGTGGCACTGTCTATGATCTGTGAAGCACACTATCACATTCAAACTCCCTCAAGAGCGGGAGCAACTGGAGATCCACCTTAAAGCGGTGGACAATGCCAGCATTCTCCAAGAATTAGACGAGACCATGCGTGGCTGGCTGAAACATGGCTTCCCAAAATGCTGCACACTGGAATCCATCGCTCAGCATGTCCGGGACATGATCAACGAATGAAATACTTGATCTCAATTATGGCTGTGATGATCGCCTCGGTTGCTTCTGCAAGCGACATCGTCTCAATGACGATCCTCGCAGAGGCCCGGGGCGAGGGGCCAGACGGAATGGCAGCAGTGGCTGCCTGCATACAGCAACGATCCCTGAATAGGTCCATGACACCGGAGGCGGTCTGCCTCGAGAAGAAGCAGTTCTCATGCTGGAACGGCAAGCGTCCTTCGGATCTCGAGTACCTGCTCAAGCTGCCTCAAGCGAAAACCGCCAATTGGCTATCCAAAAACCTGCACAAACTCAACCGAGCCAAAATCGGCTACGCTGACCATTACCACGCCGACTACGTCAAGCCGTATTGGGCTAAAGGCAGGCAATCGACAATAAAAATAGGCAAACACATTTTCTACAAACTTAAATGAAAACCATCGAAGCACACTGGGACCCTGAAGGGATGATGCCGCCTGACGCAGATCCGCAGGAGGAATACGACAATTACAGGGATTTCGCCAAGCGATCCCATGATCTGACAGGACTAACTGGCGAAGAGTTCACTCTCGAAGACTTCAGGGAATACATAAATGGAATCGAACCACTTTAATCTTAAAGCAGTGTTCTGCGCCGTCGATGAAGATCGGGACACCGTTGTCCTGACCATCAATGGCGAGGAAGTTTCGACTAGGGAGGCTGTTGTCACTTTATGCGACAATTACGGCATGACGACACGGGATCTGGCTACACTCATGGCCGTTCCCGTCAGAACAGTCGAGGGATGGAGATCAGGAAGACCCAGCTCCATCCTGAACCGAATGAGGCTGGGTCGAGCTGCTGAGAAACTGTCAGAGGCTAATCCTCCTCAGGAGTTCCCTTGAGAGCATCGGCATACAGGTTCTGTAAAGCGAAATACAGATCCTGTATTGCCGAGAGCCTGCCCGCAAAATAGTGGCGATCCTCTGAAGACAGGCCGTGGCCAGACACATTGCTGGACTCGGCTTTGATCAATTCGTTCAACACCACATCCAACGCCTTTCTCACCGGGTGCTCTTCCTGTAGCGAGAATGCTTCCAGAAGCCACGGTTCGTGGCCTGCAAACCTGTATTCGTTATGCATTTGGGTTAACTCCTATTCTTCCGATCTGCGCGTTCTGTTGTTGAGTCAAACTCATCTGCAGGTTCTGCGCGAATGACTGAACCAACTGCGAGAACTGCTCGTCAGCTTCCATTTGCTGCTGGTATTTAGGGTTGTTTTGTATGATCTGCTGAAGGAACTGCATTTTGATCCCAGCAGACGGATCGTTCTCAACGTATCGCGGCTGGTTGCCAAGGGCCATCAGCGCAACCTGATTGTTCATGTCGTCGTACATTTTCTGGCTGGCCTCTGCCTGCTCGATGACGAGTTCATCGGCCAGCGTTGGATCGATAACCTGCAGTTTCTTTCTGATGAGCTTCGTTCTGTCAACGATCCCCATGGTGTCTTCTGGTAGCACAAACTGAGAAATAGCCTGAAGTTTTTTCTCGACGAATTCGTTATCAAGTTCACGCACGTCAAAATGCAGTGTGAAGTTAAATTTACGTGGGTCTCTGGGAAGGGCCATGTTGGTCCCCGTGACTGTGGCGAACCTCTCGTCGGTGTCGAATACCTGAGTCAGATCCCAGACTCGACCAATGACAGATGTCATGTGCCTGAGCCATCTGTGGACATATGCCTGCTGCCTTAGCTGCGTCTCTACTGCTGGAACAGCAGCGTTCGGCCTTCCGAAGTATCTGTCAGTCCGCTGCTGGATGTGATCCATCAGCGCGAACGCTAAGTCAGCCCCTCTTCGGGGAGACTCCATCCACGTAATGTCACCCGGACGCTGCTCGGAGACCTGAACACCCGGGCCAACCTTGATTCTCTGTCCGTATCGAAGCGGAACTTTTAAGGGTGGCAGTGTCTCAAAGCTTGACCTGTCAAAGACCATGTCAGCTTGAGCCTTGTATTCAGCCTGCCACGTTTTGACGATTTCTGCGACACCACGTGACTCGATAGGGCTGCGTCTCGTTTTTTCCCGTGTGAATGACTCGAATGGATAGGTATCTCCTGCCTCTGTGACGAGCTTATGCTCAGCGTAGACCTCGTTTCCCTTGGAATCCTTCTCCATATAAGGCGAGAACACGGTCATGTATACACCCGGGGTCCCTGTGTCTGTCACTCTGCGACTATATGCATGGATGACTTCGATCAGGTTTGTCTTCTCGTCCATCCGCTCAGTAGAGCCCAGCACAGGGCTCAGGCCCTGATCCCACACTTGCGAGCTCCTGCCTGCTGTCCGCTTAACCTCGTCCACCCATTCCCTGCTCCACTCACCACTGGCCGCCTTTTCTTCCAGCTCAGCCACGGTGTAGTATTCCCTGCGGAATATGGCTCGAGCTCTCTGGAGATCATTCGTTTCTGGCGGAAACAGAATCTCGTGGTATGGGCGAAGAGCAACAATCCGAGGCTGGTTCCGAGCCATCTCGGGAAGCTCGAACGTGGTCTCTCCGTCACGCACGATGTCGCGGATGTGTTTGAGTGCTTTCGATCTGGTCAGTCCGTCATTGCTGGCGACAAGCAGATCCGCCAGATACTCCTCTTGATCCTGCAGCACAGCGGTCAGAGCATCGACTTGTTGGGGGGCATCTACTCCGAGGAAACCGGAGAGGGTTTGGAGGTTTATTGTGCGCGGGGTCTGGGCATAACTACGATCCCAGATAACATGAAGGACGCTCCAACCATACTGTGCGGCATATTCTGCATGCAGCTCCAGCTCTTCTTCCCAACCGGGCTGCATTAAAGTGCTCAGCATCCATCGCAGGTAGAGCCCAACTGCGGATGCCTGTTTGTGATCGGCTGCCTCAACTCCAGCCACATTAAGTGCTGCTCGGCTGATAGCAGATGTGGAGAGGTTAACAATAAAACTGCAGACCTCGTCAGCCAGCCTGATCCGAGTGTCACTGGCCCCTTCCCACGGGAATGGCTGCCTGCCCAGATCCTTGGCATGTTTTTTTCCGTCGCGGCTCTGTCCTGCCCATGTAGCAAATCTAGTCTCGTCGGATTCGCGGACACGGTAAGTGATCCTCTCATCGGAATAAGCTCTTCGGTATTCCGAGCAGAGCTGGTTTATGTTGGGCTCAGTGCTAAGCTGCAGCCGATCGTCAATAGTGTTCATCTCAATAACTCAAAGTCTCCGTGCTATATTCCATTTTCCTCGGGACGTATATCGGGTCCATCAAAATCAGATACCTCAGGGCGTCTACCGGGTCTTTACTAGCACCCTTCTCGCCATCTGAGTTTGTCCACGTCCTCAGACTGTAGATCAGGTTCTGGCACTCCCGCGACACATAAAGCTTGGGCTCATTCAGGATGCTGATCTCCCTGCTCATGTCATAAGCGAACAGGTTATTCACCAGAGCACAGCTCTCATCGATGTGAGCCATGGCAGATGGAACAAACAATAACCCATTCTTTGTAACCTCTCCACCAGCTCCCCTGTCAGGGTTAGCCAGCAGGTCAATGAGACTCTGGTTATGCTCCCTCTGCCCAATAACTGCTGTCCGACCTGCTCTCGGGTCAATATACCTCTCGTGTATGCCTCCATCGTTGACCTCAAGCTCTCGGATCAGCTTTTTGTATTGGTCAATGTTCCTCCCACAGTCCGCAGTCTGTGCTGGTCCCTTCTTACCATCGAGCTTTTCACTCGGGACAGCCCACTCCCCGTAGTTTGCCATGTCGGGCCACTCCCTATAAATAAACACCCGCCCAAGGTCGTCCACTTTCGCCCAGAGCATATACCAGTTCCGATCCCCCGGGGTAGGGTCCACGACCATATAATTGGTCCCCTCTCTGGGGATATGAGAAGGTTCAATAATGTTGCGATCCGTAAACCTCGGGAATTTCCCAACCACAGGGTTGCTGACATAACCATAGGCCCTGATCTCTCTCTCCTCTCTCGTCCTGCCCTGCAGCGTCTGCTGCATCCGATCAAACGGCGAATACGGGTTCCACTCAGAGAAAAACCAAAAGATCTGCCCAGTTCCACTTCTGGTCCTCGCCTTATAAGGCATGTGACCTTTAGGCACCCCAGCCAGTGGACTATCATCGCCCCCGATCAGCTTAGCAGGCTTCGTCTCCTCAATAATAGCCCCCTCCATAGCATCCTTTACGGTGCTCGTATACCCGTCGATCGGCGTGAATGTCACAACCATCTTCCCCTTCCTGCTGATCAACCTGTATTTGAGGGTCTGTATCCACGCCATCGGAACCAGCTCATCGCACCAGATCAAGTCCAGCTCTGTCCCCTCCATAGATGACAGCTCCTGAGAGTAGTTCTTAAACCAGCACTGACTACCGTTGGGGGCCACAAACGTTTTATTACTGAAGCCATTTTTCTGGCTGAATCCGATGTTAACCACCGCCCTCTGGCCTGTCCGCTGTTCCTTCCATGGCAGCGGCAAATAGTCGTAAACATACGGCTGCTGGACCTGCACAGAGCTGTCATGTGTGCTATGGCAGCACCAGACAGCACTCCTGTGCTTATTGGCAAGTGTGCGGACAACCCTCGAAGCCATATAGCGTGATTTGCCTCCCCGGTTGCCACCAAATATGTAGACGATGTCTATGTCCGGGTCCTCCAGCGCATCATCGGCATCCTTCCAGTGTCGGAACAGACCTTTGGTGTTATGCCAGTCAGAGCCATAATTAAAGGGATCTGCCTTCTCCCTTCGAATCAGCTCGTCCCTCTGCTTGACATACTGCTCCAGCACACCAGCAGAGTCCATAGCCTGAGCCTCCTCGCGAGTGGGGATCGGGAACACTGGATGGGGAGTCCATTTCATATCTAATATCTGTCAAGCCTCTGGGGCCTGCCCTTGCAATAAAGCTTACCGCTGCCCTGCTCCACCCACACAGGGATTCTGAGCCCCTTCTGGAACGGAGCACTGTCAGACACTCGGACAAGCCCCAAAGAAGTCTCCAGCAGCCTCTGGTTCATAGGCCTGCCAGTCACAGTAGCCTCCATAGGCTCCCTGCCAGCCTTCCAGCGTAATTCAGCCGTATCCAGACCCGTCCTGCGGATCGCTTTGCGCTTGCGTTTAGTCTTCATTTAAGTCGCTGTTTCCTGATAGGACGCACAGTAGGTGTTGAGGCTAAGAAGGATAGGTCCTTTTGTCGATTATTGTGCGAGGGGAGATCCGCAACGGAATCGCTGATTATCCAAGAATCCTGACCCCCTCCCCCCCTGTTTGTCCGTTTTCTTCGCACAATATTTATTACGTTTAGAGATAGGCTTGCCTAACTTTTCTCTTCTATCACCTCAGCATCAACAACTTTCGCTGGCTTGCAGCTTTCAATCATCTCTCGCAGAGTTTGATCCGACAGATTTATTGTCTCATGTCTAATAGTTGTACTAGGTTTCCCCATTATGGTCTCAACTTTATCGATTAAGATTCCTAGTGTCACGGGTAACTTATCGGGCTTCAGCTCTCCTGACTCTATTGCTGCCGAAAGCTTCTCTAATGCTGAATCCCTCGTCTTTATAAGGTCGCTGAGGAAAGCCTCTTGTGCCTTGGGGTCTCTTTCTGCCTGCTTAACAATTTCTGCTGCCAACTGCGGGCTAACCCCGAACACTTCTGTCAGGGTTTCAGGTCCGAAACCCTTCTTAGCTGCCTTTACTACTGAGTCATACCGCTCAGGGTCTGTCTTCTTCAGCCTTGACCCTGTATAGCGTTTGATTCCTGAAGCCTCCAGATCAGGATTCCATTTAGTTTTAACACCCATAAGAGGTGAAGTTGGATCAAGTTCTGTGTGTACACTTCTGCCAACCTCCCAGCCGAGCGTACATATTTTCAGCCTCTAAGTCAATACGTTTGAAATTCTTTTATTGGTATGTATGAGCAGATGGAGGTGTCTTGAGGATCTTCTCGGTCGGATCTGCCACCTACCATCCACTCTGTGTGAGGGATGTTCATGTCTATGCAGCCTAGAACGTCTGTCCACTGGACCCACAGCCTACAGTCTATGTCTGGGTGTATGGCAGCGTATGAGGCGGCATTCCTGAGCTTGTGAACGTCTATGAGGTAGGTTTCGTGCAGGGTTGATGGAATGGTCCTGCACTTGATCTCAACGAGGCCTGTGATCAGTCCCTGTTTGGTGACTGCGTAGTCGAAGGAGTCACGTGGAGGCAGCTTGATTAGGGCTGCTCCTGTGATCTCCTCGATCCTCATTTTGACGAGTGTCTCTCGATCCCTGTCAGCCTGTGACTCGTAGGTTTGTCGCATATTTCAGCATATTGATTATGTTAGTTTTGAGGTGTTGTTGGGTGGAGTCGTTGTCGATGGTGTAATCTGGTTTGATGCTGTCGATTGCTGTCTCTGACACGTGGTGGTCGGAGGAGTCATCGAACCCCGGGCGATTGATTTTGACTACGATGCCGCCAAGGGAGCGAATCCACTCGGCCTCCAGCGGGAACCTGACATCATCACACACCATGACAGTGGTGAATGGGGAGTATTGTCGCCACGTGTGGTTTGCTCGCTTGACCCAGTAGTCGCTGCCGAATAGCTGCTTCATTGCCTCGCCATAGGTTTGAAGGACTGGCCTGATGGTCTCCTTGTTTTTGTCGTCGATTGGAACACCCATGAGTCCCTGTATATCGAGCTTGATAGGTGTGGCTAGGGAGATCCTGACCGAGTCGCACTGCATGAGGTCCAGTATGATGTCTGCAGCGGTAGACTTTCCACTGCGTTTCTTACCTGATAAACCAATGATGGTGTGTGTCATAGGGATGGAGCAACGTCTGTTTCGGTTGACTTGTCGATTGGATCAAATCTACCGCACCATTTAGTCCACTCCAACTCTATTTTTCCGGTCTTCCCGTGGCGATTCTTTCTGACGATGAAGTCTACCCGGCTGTCGTTGGCCTTATCTGGCTGGTGCAGGAAGCTGACGGTGTCAGAGTCCTGTTCAATTGCCCCAGACTCCCTCAGGTCTGACAAAGCGGGAGCCCTCTCAGAGAGGTCTATGGCTCTGTTCATCTGGCTAAGGGTTATGAAGGGAACACCTGTCTCCATGGCGGCCATCTTCATAGTCCTTGAAATGTCGCTTATTTCGACAACTTTGTTCTGGTTGCGGTAGGCTGGTGGAACAATCTGAAGGTAATCGACGATGAAAAGCTTGACGTTCTTCTCTCGAGCCATCCTGCGTGCCATTGATCTGATTCTGTTGGCGTTGATCTGAACATTGTCCTCAATGGTGACAGGAAGTTTGGCACAGTATCCAGCTCCTTCGACGATCTTGTTGACATCACCTCTGCCGGACTCCTTATACCATCCAATGTCCTCCCGAGTGTAGTTACTGAGAAGCCGAGCCCCGATCTGATCGAACGGCATCTCGAAGGTAAAATAGACAACGTGTTCCCCACGTGAGGCAGCCTCGAGCATGAGCTGGACAGCGAATGCCGACTTACCACAACCCGGTCTCGCGGCGATTGTATTCATAGAACCCGGTTTAAATCCTCTCAGGATCGTGTCTAAGGGGGGTATCCCTGTTTTGCAGCCTGTGTTAGGCAGACCGTTAGGAAACGCAGCCTGAAGGCCATCTATGAAGCCTAGCCAGCCTTCTCGCTGATCAGTCATCCCAGAGCTGGCCTTTGTGACCTCATAGAAGTCGTTCTCGAGATTCTGCATGAGCTCCTTAGCTGGTATGTCTTCTGAGAAGTTCTCAAGGGCGTTCCAATACCTCTGAAAGACGTTCCTCTTGAGTCTGGTCTCCTCGAGGCGAGGGTAGTGGTAGGACAGCATACTTGGGGAATATCCCTCAATGCACATTTTGTTGACCAGCATCGCGGCGGATTTAACCTTATCCCGAACGCTTATGTAGTTCACCTCGATGGACTGCTCTGAGAGACTACAGGCAGCCTCCCACAGTTTCCTGTGGTTTATGCCGTGGAAATGGTCTGCAGTGACACCGAGATCCACGGCCCTGTCAAACCCTCCCTCAAGAGCAGCACCAAGAACAGCGTCCTCATCAGCGGAGCTGTGGGGAATCTTCCAGTCACTCAGCCCCATGACTGCCTCCTCTCAAAGCCTGACCAATAAGGAAGCCTGCGGTAAGTCCAGCGTAGTCCTTTGAGACCCTGATCCTGTGCTCCATCTCAGGATCAATATCAGTAGTAGTAGTTCTTTTCTTTAGTTCTTCATTAGTTATAGTCGCACTGTGCGACATTTTTGTCGCAGAAAACGACAGTTTGTCGCTTAAAATAGCAAGACCGACCATATCTTGGTGTGTGCTGTCGGGGTTTTTTTCTGTGGAATTGTCGATTTCTGCGACATTTCCTTTATCGTTAACGCTTGGTCTGGTCATAGTCTGTCCGTGTTCGGTGAGGAACAACTTCCTGCCGTCTTTCCGTATCCAGCCAGAGTCGATCAAACAGGTCAATGCCCTGTATGCTGTGGCTCGATGGACACCTATGTTTGTCGCTAATTTAGACACTGACTCCCAGCATCCGTTTCCTCCGTCTCTCATGCTTATGTAGCAGTAGACTGTGAATTCTATTGGTGAGAAGCCCTGTTTAAACAGGTCCTCGGGTATGAATGGACGTTTCATTTTCTCGATACGGTTTGTTTGATCTGTTCGGCCAGCTCCCGTCCTTCCGGGCCACATGACCTCAATCCCTGAACTAGAGACATCGCTAATCCCTTGTTCAGTTTCTTAGACAATAAAGCCTCCCAGCAATACTTTAAGTATGAATCAGTTTCATAGCTATAAGTGCTCGCAGGGAGGTGCACTAATTCTGGGTCAATGACCTCTCCTTCTGATGGATAGTAGAAGGATTTGGCCTTAAACCTGTCGCAGGCCTGCTGTATAACCTCAGGGAGCTTGTTCCAGTGATCTCTGCGAAGGTATTTCACAGCCGATCATACACGTTCAAGACCAGTGGCTCGTGCGGCGTATAATCGGGCCACACAGAGAGCTTCAGACAGCTCTCCAGTGTGCTGTAGGCCTCGTCAAGCTGCTCCTGAGCCACCTGACGGTCATTATCTGTGAACTCCACAATACAGCTATTGTATGGCCACTCTGTCTCGACCACGGCCCAGTACCACTTGTCGATTTTGAGCCCAGCCTTCGCTGCAATGTTTCGATAGTTGACTTCCTGCCAAGCGTATTTCAAATTTCGGGCAGTTCGTTTGAACTCGAGAGGTTTCGCGCCACCTTTTCTTGTGGTCTTGAGATCAATCACAGTGGAGCCTGAGAGCATGTCAATACGGCATTTAGTGTCCACGCTTCCATGAAAATTTTGCGCGAACACGCTCACCTCAGAACTGAAGAACTTGATGTCTCGGACAATGGGTAGACTGTAGAATCTGTCAGAGATCGCAACAGCCCTGTCGTAGTCATCCTGTTTTATGATCAGCTTTCCGGAAGCTTCCTGCTCCTTCCACCACTCCTTATTGACTTTAAGACGTTTGTCCTGCTTGTCTGGTGGACATATGCTGTGCAGTGCATCGAATTGATCGCGCTCAAGAATATAACTGTGACAAAGGCGGCCAAAAGCCATTGCCGTGCTGTCCACCCTCGGAGCCTGACCTGTGATTTTCCCGTGAAACTCATTCGGGTTATCGATCAGTTTAAGGTCGCTGGTGGAGAGGGCTGAGTCAGCCCGGTAGACTGACTCAGCTAGGTCGTTGTAGACCCCGCTCTTAAAATTAGAACGGAGCATCTGTTGTTTCTTCAAAAACATGACCTTTACCTTTCGCACTCATGAACTCGGGGGATTCGGAGATTTTCTTCTGCATCCACTGGGGAACTTTGTCCCAGTTTTTAAGTTCGGCAGAAATCTCGAACACGAACGGATCGCTGGTGACCTCACCACACGGCAAGCCCTCTGGCATTATCGAAAGCCCGGTGATGTTGTCGTAAACCTGCTCGTCTTTACCCGGGCGGTGGACAATGGTCGCCAGTGTTGCCCTGCCCAGCAGCTCGGATAAATCGATGCCGCTTTCCATTTCAGACTTAGTCAACTGCTTCCCCTTAATCGCTACCACGTACTTGCACAAGGTAGACTTCTGGTTCAATGAGGATGTCACTATGACACTTCTAGACAGCGACACGGGACCATCATCCTCTTTGAATGTGTGTTTCTTGTTCGGGAACTCGAACAGAAAACCAATTTGCTTTTTAGGTCCGTAGAATGTCTCTTGAGTCCCCAAGTCTACTAGCCCGACAAGAACAGCCACGTGGCTTCCTTCGGATAGCATTACTCGATCTTTACTCTTCTCCATTTGTATCTTCATTTTGATTCCTTTTGTTTATTTATTTGTATCCATTCCTCCAGTGCTTTTATGTCCGCGCACTGGAAAATTCTAAGCAGGTCTTCTGCCTGTAAAATAGCGATCCACTTTCCGTGGTTTTTCTTCCAGACCACCACAGGTATCTCTGTGTCTCGAGCATCCCCTTCTGCCTGTGCGATCCAGTCTCTAATTAATGCCTTCTCTGTGTTTTTAACCTCCCAGTGAACAGGCAGGTCTTTACAGGAAACGTCAGGGCTGTCGTGGTTCTGCTGCGACTGGTGGAACCCTGTTCGGCGAGCATCAAATCCGAAATACTTCAGGATTGACACCCACGCCCGCTCACCTCGAGCACCTTTCTGTTTACTGTTGATCTTGCTCATAAAACGTATATGTGACCGTATTTAAGATCCTGTTTCCCTCCGCGCAGAACGCAGACGTGATTAAACGCTTTTGCTGCTTC